AAGGGTACAGAAGACAACAGAGTCAGACACATGGATTATGGTGTACAGTTTAACAAACTTATGTACGAACGTTTGATGAGTGGTGGTGACATCACACTGTTCTCTCCAAATGATGTACCTGGATTGTATGATGCTTTCTTTCAAGATCAGGACAAGTTTAGAGAACTCTACGAAGCCGCTGAACGTAAAACAAGCATACGTAAAAAGAAAATCAGTGCCACAGAACTTTTTAGTGCGTTTATGCAAGAACGTAAAGACACAGGCAGAATATATTTACAGAATGTGGACCATGCAAACGAACATAGTAGTTTTAAAACAGATGTAGCACCAATTAAGCAAAGCAACTTGTGTTGCGAAATTGACTTGCCGACTAAAGCATTGAATGATGTAAATGATCCAGAAGGTGAAATTGCCTTATGTACATTAAGTGCAATCAACTGGGGCAGTTTTACAAATCCAGAGGACATGGAAAAGGCATGTACTCTTGCAGTGCGTGGACTTGATGCGTTATTAAGTTATCAAAACTATCCAATCATTGCCGCACAGATGGCAACAGAAGGTAGACGTCCGCTTGGTGTTGGTATTATTAATCTTGCATACTTTCTTGCAAAAAATGATGTCAGTTATAGTGATCCAGATGCACTTAAACTTATTGACACTTGGGCACAACACTGGAGTTATTACTTGATTAAAGCCAGTGCTGATCTTGCAATTGAATTTGGAGCATGTCCAAAGAATAACGAAACAAAGTACTCAGATGGCGTGTTGCCAGTAGACACATATAAAAAGGATGTTGATGAATTAGTAGTACATGTAGATGCAGTTGACTGGACAGGTTTGAGAAAACAACTTAGAGAAACTGGAATACGTAATTCAACACTGATGGCACTTATGCCTGCTGAAACATCAGCACAGATTAGTAACAGTACAAATGGTATTGAACCACCAAGAGCATTTGTAAGTATCAAGCAAAGCAAAGATGGTGTACTTAAACAGGTTGTGCCAGGGTTTGCACGTTACAAAAACAAATACGAACTATTATGGGATCAAAAGTCTCCTGAGGGTTATTTAAAAATAATGGCAGTATTACAAAAGTATATCGATCAAGGTATTAGTGTAAACACATCTTACAACCCTGTACATTATGAAGATGAAAAGATTCCAATGAGTACAATGTTACAACATTTATTACTATGTTATAAATATGGACACAAACAACTCTATTACTTCAACACATTTGACGGTGCAGGAGAAATAGACATAGACAAAATGAACGAAACACAACAACAAGATATTACTATCGAAGAGCCAATGTACGAAGAAGCCTGCGATAGTTGCACAATATAGGAACGACAATGAGTGTATTGAATACAGCCAATAGAGACCATACGACCAGTCTTGCATTTTTAGATCCGGCAGGAGGAGTCGGCATACAACGTTATGATACATTGAAGTACAGACAGTTTGATAAACTTACTGACAAGCAGTTAGGATTCTTTTGGAGACCTGAAGAAGTAGATGTACTGCGTGATGCAAAAGACTTTAAAGAGCTTACTGCTAATGAAAAGCATATTTTTACTAGCAATCTCAAAAGACAAATACTTTTGGATAGTGTGCAAGGTAGAGCACCAATTGAGGCATTTGGTCCTATTGTGAGTTTGCCTGAGTTGGAAAACTGGATTATTACCTGGACATTTTCAGAAACAATACATTCAAAAAGTTATACACACATCATCCGTAATGTATATGCAAACCCAAGCAAGGTGTTTGATGAGATGATGGACATACAGGAGATCATTGACTGTGGAGAAGACATCACTGCATACTATGATGATTTAGTAGAAACTTGCAGTTACTACAACCTACTAGGTGAAGGTACACACACTGTAAACGGTAAGAAAGTTAAAATTGATCTATACGAACTTAAAAAGAAACTGTGGATCTGTTTGGCCAGTGTTAACATTTTAGAAGGTGTGCGTTTTTATGTATCCTTTGCTTGTAGTTGGGCATTTGCAGAATTAAAGAAAATGGAAGGCAATGCTAAAATTATAAAGTTTATCGCACGTGACGAAAACGTACACTTGGCAAGTACACAACAACTACTCAAATTATTACCAAAAGATGATCCTGATTTTGTAAAAATTGCAAAAGAGTGTGAACCAACAGTGATAAAAATGTTTGAAGATGCAGTTGATCAAGAATGTGCATGGGCAGATTATCTGTTTCGAGACGGTTCAATGATTGGACTTAATGCACAGTTACTTAAAGAATATGTACAATGGATTGCACACAAACGCATGACTGCGGTAGGAGTACCGAGCAGTTATAAAGGTGCAAGCAACCCACTACCATGGACACAGAAATGGATCGCTGGTGGCGATGTACAGGTTGCTCCGCAGGAAACAGAAATAACCAGTTATGTAAATGGCGGAACAAAACAAGACGTTGATAACAATACATTTAAGGGGTTTAGTTTATGAGTGTAACTGTGTATACAAAAGACTTGTGTGGCTATTGTGATGCGGCTAAAAGTCTTCTAAAAAGAATGAATGTTAGATTTGACGAAGCAAAAATTGGAACTGACATAACCAGAGAAGAGCTTCTTGAAATTGTTCCGAATGCACGTACTGCTCCGCAGATTGTAATAAACAATAAGGTTGTCGGTGGATACGATGATTTAGTTGATTATATTGAAAATACAGGGTGGAATGGCTCCGGATACTAATTAAGTAGTAACTTCGGAGGATACATGTTAGAACCAAACAAGACTTACTCATTGCGTCTTAGTGATAGCAGTGAAATTATTTGCAAGATTGTTAGCTCAGATAGCAACGAAACAATAATATCTCATCCATTTAGTTTAATTCCAACACAACAAGGTGTGCAACTTTTGCCTGCAATGATGAGTGCAGATGAGACAAAAAATGTGACCATAAATACAAATAACATTACAATGTACACCGAAACAAACAAAGATGTTATTGCAAGTTACATACAAGCAAGTACTGGTATAGTGACTGCACCAAAAGGAATATTAAAAGGATAAAAATGCCAGGAGCAGTAAGAATAGGTGACCCAAACTCAGGTGGTGGACTTGCAGTAGGTACTGGTGCAACATCTGTAATTATCAACGGCAGACCAGCATGCCTAATAGGAACCTCAGTAACTCCTCATCCGTGTTGCGGTGCTCCTGGGTGCGAAATTCATTGTGCGGCGAGCACAACTCTAGGATCGATGAGTGTACTTGCTGAAAATAAACCTATCAACTACGTAGGCTCGCCAGATACTTGTTTTCATACAAGAGCAACTGGTAGTACTGACGTTATAATCCCAAGAGGTTAGCATGGCTTGTGGTGGTGCAATTACCGCAACAGTTTTAACAGCTGGTGCTGGACTCGCAGGAAACGTTGGTGGCAATCCATTAGAATCAATCAGTGGAGCTCCACTTAATATCACCGATGCAACAACTGGACTGTCCGGTTCTCCAACCATGGCCGGTTTGACTAGTGTACAGAGTGCAGTTCAAGGTCTGCCTAATATGGCAGCTGTGACCAATACTGTATCAGGAATTACCAGTAGCCTACCTGCAAGTTATCAACAAAGTTTTAGCAACATGGCCAGTGGACTTGGCGATAATGTGTTTAGTGCAGGTTTTGATGTATTTTCAGGAGATGCACTAAGTGTCATGGGGGCTTCTAGTGGAATTACCAATGTACTTCCAACTGGATTAGAAAATGCCGCTAAAGTCATGGGTGGAAGTGTAAGTGCTGGAAATATAGTTGGCAATGCAAGCAAGTTTGGCAGTGTACTAGGAGCCGCTGAAGGATTTGTAGGCAGTTCAAATCAAATGATCTCTGCGGCAACAAATGCCGCAGGCAGTTTTGCTGGTGGCACTTTTCCAGGTATGGATGCAATAAGCACCGGTGGACTTAGTGGAGTTACAAATGCACTACCAGATTTTGGAACCGATCTTGGAAAATTAGGAAGCACTGTTGATTTTAGTAGTATCGCCGATCTTGGATCACCAGGACAACTTCTAAAAAATATGGATACTGCTGGTAATCTTGGACCAATGTATGACAAAGTAGCAGATATCAAGATTGATCCAAGAATAGCCGGAAGTTTAGGAGGATCACTTAGCACCGTTACAAATGCTATCTCAAACAACACAGGCGGATTAACTGTTAAGAACCTTGGTATTAGTGCAAGTGATATTGCAAAAATAGGACCCGCACTACCA